AACAGCCATTCAGCCGCTGACTTATCCGACGTTGTTGGTGTTGTCGAACGCGCTTGGCTCGATGGTGAAGTGGGCCGCGCTTTAGTTCGTTTTTCTAGTCGTGATGAAGTTACGCCCATCTTTAATGATGTGCGTGACGGGATCATCCGAAATATTTCGGTTGGTTATCGCGTCTGGAAATACGAGCGCGACGAGCAGGGGGAAACTCCTGTGATGCGTGCCGTGGACTGGGAACCTCACGAACTTTCCCTTGTCCCAATTCCAGCGGATTCCGGAGCGCAAGTGCGCTCTGAAGATTCGCTTAAACTTAACCACGAGCCTGAAAAGGACAGCCCAATGGACGAAATCCGCGAACATGAGGGCACCATGGTTCCCGAGGCTATTGAGCCCGAGACCCGTGCTGCTTCTTCCGAGGACATCCAAGCTGCCATTTCTGCTGAGCGTCGTCGGGTGGCTGAAATACGCCGCACCGTTCGCGCCGCAGGTTTGGAAGCTGATGTTGCAGACCAACTAGAGCAAGACGGCGTCGCCGTCGACGAAGCTCGCAAGCTTGTCATCGATCAGATGGCAGCTAAACAAGCCGCAGTTCCTGCACGCACGCAAGTGGCCGCAGTCGTGACACACGACGAAGGCGACAAGCGAGCTGCCTGTATGGAAGCCGCTTTGGAGGCCCGTTCTGGCCTTCGCGAGTGGGATGACCAATCCCGCGCCTATGTGAGCAGCAGTCTGCTCGACATGGCAAAAGAAAGCGTTGAGCGTTCTGGCCAAAACCTGTCCGGCATGAGCCGTTCAGAAATTGCTGGTCGTGCAATGCACAGCACTTCGGACTTTCCGTTGCTGCTGAGCAATATCGCTCGCAAAACATTATCCGCCGCTTACGAGGCAGAGACCCAGACCTGGCGTCCTCTTTCCCGTCAGCGCAATATGCCTGACTTTAAGCCTGCTTACGAGCTGGAAATTGCAGGTCAGATCATTCCAGAACCTTTGCTTGAGGGTGGCGAGTACAAAGCCGCGACCGTCAAAGAACAGCAAAGCTCCTGGCGGATCTATACCTACGGCAAAAAAATCAGCGTTAGCCGTCAGCTCATCATCAATGATGACCTTGACGCCCTGAGCCGTATCCCTGCCATGATTGGCCGGGGAATGTCACTTTTCGAGTCCAACCAAGTTTGGGCCTTGATCACTGGCAACGCGCAGACCAGCTATGACAGCACCGCGCTGTTCAACGCTGCTCACAACAACCAAGGAACCGGCGTTGTTGGCGAAGCTGCAATCTCAGCCGCTCGCAAGGCGCTGCGCAATCAGAAGGACATTGCGGACAACCGCATCAACCTTCGCCCTAAGTTCATGATCGTCCCCGCGGCGCTTGAAACTACTGCGCAAAAGTTCCTGACCGGCGTTAACCCCACTGAGACGCAAAACGTCAACGTGTTCGCCAATAGTCTTGGCCTGATTGTTGAGCCTCGCCTCGATGATGCTTCAGAGCTGATCTATTACGTCACCGCAGACCCTGCACAAGTGGACATGATTGCTCATGGCTACCTGCAAGGAGAGCAAGGACCGCAAGTCACAACCGTTGCCGACCGCGACCCTGATGGAACAACCATCTACGCGCGTCTCGACTTTGGAACGACCTTGCTTAACCACCGTGGCTTCTACAAGTCCACCGGAGCTTGAGGATTAACAAATGAAAAACTATCAACAGAACGGTAAGAGCCTCGACATCGTTGCCTCTTCCGCATACGTTTCCGGCGAACTTGTCGTTGAAGGCAAGATTGTCGGCGTAGCAGTTGCAGACATTGCGTCTGGCGAAACTGGCTCAATCGCTTGCTCTGGGGTTTACACCTTTGAGAAAACATCTGGAGCCTCATTGGCTCAAGGTGCGATTGCTTACTACAACGGCACATCCAAAAAGCTGACCGCGACCACTTCTGACGATGCCGTCGGTTATGTGGTTTCCGTTAGCGGCACGACTGTCTCACTTAAGATTGTCGGCTTCAAGGTTGCCTGATGCTGAACGACCTGGCTAACAGGGCGCTCAAAGCGGGAATTAGCGTGATGGGGGAACCTATCACGCTCACCCGTGGCGGGACAGCACACAGCTTGAAAGGTATTTTCCAAGAATCTTTTAAGCAAATGGACCCCGATACCGGGTTTCCAGTAACGACGCTTCAGCCTGTTGTTTCGATAGCGCGTTACGACTTAAGCATTGAACCCAAAGTTGGCGATTTAATCGCGGCGCGTGGCGTCAGTTACAGGGTTCGCGACATTCAGTCTGATGGTCACACTGGCCTTCAATTGATGTTGCAAAGAACAAGCGCAAGGTCATGACATGTCGTCAAATCTGTTCCCCTTTGTTGAGACAAGACACCCCCGGCGGGTTGTAAGGGAAGGCGTTGCCGAGCGCCTTGGGACAGTCAACCAAACTGTTAATGATGCGGTTTACCCGGCAGATTATGACCACACAAAAGTCGAAGGCGATGAAGGTTTTATCCCTCGGCAAATGCGAAACATTTATTGGACACCGGCACAAGACCGAGTTTTTAGTACCCGCTCAATTGAGCTAACGCCTGAAGACTTGCCTTGCATCATTGTTCAGGGCAACGAGGAATCCGTTGAGCCGATTAATAAATCAGGATTTGACGGAGGCTATAGACGGACGCTCACCGTGACAGTCGAAGGACTAGCGGAAGCCCTGGACGATGTTGAAGACAATTTAGACTTGCTGGCGCTCGGCGTTGAAGGCGCAATGGATGGCCTAGTGCTAGCTGATGCAGAGTCTGGAATGCTTGAGCTGAAATCAACCGAAATGGATGTGGACCGCGACGGTGAAATCCCAATCGGCGCGGTTCGGCTAACCTATACATGTGTTTATCACAGCTTCCATCTGGGCGCGGAATTGGGCTCCTTTGATTTGGACACTCAGTGCATCATTCCAAATGGTCCGCAACCGCCAATCAGTAAAATCATCCTGAACACTAATTTCGGGACTGAGACCTACCAACACCCCGAAGACTTTTAGGAGACCAACCCATGGCAAAAAAAACAGCAACCAAAGAAGTGACCAAATCCAAAGCAGCTATTTCACCAAAACAGCTTGCGGATTTTATGGGCGTTGAGCAAAGCAAAGTGAAAGGGCTTGCCGCTTACTGCGAAGCAGCTCAACAGGTTTGCAACGCTTTTGCGGAAAGTGAATTAAAAGAATCTCACGTCGCGACCATGGCGCTGCTTCATTGCGCAGTTTGGCTAGAGCAAAGCAAAGCCAAGACGGTTGAAGAATTAAGCAAGCTGCCTTTGACAGTCCGTTACATGGTCATCACTGCGGCGGAAGCTGATAAAGCCTGATGAGTTTTGCGGTTCCTAGATCGAACCGCCGAACTTCAGGAGTTGGTGATTATGAATCAACCGACGTAGCACGCAACATTGGCTCGCTCTTGCGGTTTGGCAAAGTTCACAGCGTTGACCATGCGCAGCGGCTGTGCCGTGTTGCCCTGCCAAATGATCTGATAACTGACGATCTGCCGTGGATCACTTTTCGCGCAGGCGGCAACGTATTTTGGGCCGCTCCATCTGTTGATGAAGCGGTTTTGTTGCTTTGCCCTTCTGGTGAGCTGAATAATGGTGTTGTCTTGCCAGCTTTGCAAAACAACCCAAATGGAACTTATCCGTTTAATTTTTCGGATCTTGAATACAAGTTCGGTGACTTAGGAGATCCCCGCGAAGGGCTTTGGCGTTGGATTTTTTCTGATGGCGCGATCTTAGAAAATGACCCGGTAAAAAATCAATTTAGAGTTGAGCAAAACCAAACCAGGCTTCAAGGCAAAGAACTGCTCCATCTGCACTCAGAAAAATTTATTTATATCGAAGCAGATGAAGAGCAGGGAATTGTCCACATAAAAGCGCCGATGATCAAGCTCGATGGGGATGTTCATATCACCGGGCAATTGATGCAGACGGGCCGAATTATTGGCATCGAAAAAAGTGGCGAAGGTATCAAGAGCCTGGACCTAGTAGGCGACCCAATCAACCTCAACAGCAATGGCGGCGTCCTAGGGATGTTGGCCGGTCTCCTCGGGTCTGTAGCTGGCGGGGCGCTGTCTTTGGGCCAGCTTGGCTCAATCATGGGCGGCGGCGCGAATGGCCTTATAGGTGGGCTTCAGAACTTGGCGAACGGTGTTCTAGGAGCCGGGGGGCTTGAGTCTTTAATGACCGCAGCCGGTGGCCTAAACATCTCAGGCATTGGCGCGGCAATGAACGTTGTCGGCGGTCTGCCCGTTCTGGGCGAAGTAATGAACGGGCTCGGATTTGTTGGCAGTGTGCTCCAAGGCCCAACCGGCACGGCTTTGTCGGCTTTAACTAGCGGCAGCGGCCTCAATCTGGCTGGGGCTTTCCAGGGGTTGTCTGGGCTGACCGGAGCAATTGGAGATCATTTCAACATTCCGGCCCTAAGCAACCTCAGCGACTTAACAGCGTTACCAGCCCTTGAAAGCATTATTAGCGGCGGACAACTAACGATTAATGACGTAATGGACGTTGCAAGCGGCGCGGCTGGGGCATTTGGGGCACCGGTTGACGTGACCAACGCGATCAATTTTGCATCTTCAGCGGCGGCCACCGTTGCAAGCACGGACCCTAATAATGGGTCGGCAG